ACAGGCTGTTTGAACGCCTTTACGCGGTCTACGGAGCCGAATGGGAGCGCAGCCTGGGCCATGCCCCTATCGGGTCAATCAAAACAAACTGGCTGCACGAATTAGCCCCTTACTTTGCCAACAAAGATACCATGACCTGCATTGCCTGGGCACTTGGCAATCTGCCCGAGCGATGCCCGAATGTGATCGTGTTCAAAAACCTATGCCTAGCAGCGCCTCGGACTACACAAATCCCGCTACCAGGCCCAAAGGCAGACCCGCTCAGAGTGGCCGAGGAATTGGCAAAGCTCGCACCCATGCGCAACGCTCAGAGGGTTGATTACAAAGCCTGGGCAAAACGCATCCTCGCCGATGTTGACAACGGCATCAAACGCAATCCCACGTCCGTCAAAATGGCGCGTGAAGCCTTGGAGGCACAATGACCTACTACGAAGCCCTATCTATCCTCGAGCGCGTCAAAGCTGGCGACAAAACGCCGACACTCAGGGAAATCACCGAAGCCCTTGTGCTAACAGGGGATATTGATGTCTGACGCAAATGACGCCATTGAGTTCCTTTACAAACAGGCCCCGAAGTATGCCCAGGCCAAGGCCGATCGGGTTTATATCGAAGAGTACCGCAAGTCAAAAAAAGCCATGTTGATGAAATCAAGCCGAGAGACAACATCAGCAGCTCAAGAGAGGGACGCCTACGCAAGCCAGGAATATATCGACCTGCTGGACGGGCTGCAAAAAGCCGTGGAGATCGAGGAGACCCTACGCTGGCAGCTTGAGGCCGCGAAACTTAGGATCGAGGTCTATCGGACTGAGAGCGCAAATAACCGATTTTTGGACAAGGCAACACAATGATAAATATCGAAAACGTAGAGATGATAAAACGCGCCGCGACTGCCGCTGGCATTGATTACACCTATGACAAGCCGACCTGTATCAATGCAATCCGGGTAAATGGCAAACTATGGAATCCGTTTGTCAACATGGGCGAAGCATTTGAGCTTGCCTCCGCGCTCAAAATGTCCATCGAACACAGCCGGGACGGCGTGACGGTGAGGATTAAAGAAACGGGATTGGAGAAAACCCTAACCACGGACAAGACTGATTTAGCCACGCTTACGTGCCGCGCAATCGTTTTGCTGGCCAATGAGGCCTAAGACCAAATATATCCGCTCCAAAGCCCTCCTAGAGGCTTGCAGGGCTATCCCTTGCCAGTGTTGCGGGATTGACGACGGGACTGTCGTAGCTGCACATTCAAATTGGCACGGCAAGGGCATGGCGATTAAGGCCAGTGACGACAAAGTAGCGAGCCTTTGTTATCGGTGTCATGCAAGCCTTGATCAAGGCTCAAAGATGAGCCGGGAAGATCGTTTAGCAATGTGGACGGATGCCCATGTAAAGACCGTGAGCGAATTAAAACAACGTGGCCTATGGCCTAAAGGCTTATGAAATCAAGCGACTTGGAAAACGTGTTTGCGATGCAACTTCGCAGCTACAACATCATTCCCGAGCTGGAGTACAGGTTTCACCCGACCCGGCGCTGGCGCTTTGATTTTTGCTTACAAGATGAAAAACTAGCCATTGAAGTCGAGGGCGGCACATGGTCAGGCGGGAGACACACCAGGGGGTCAGGGTTTGAAGCCGATGCAGAAAAGTACGCCGAGGCGCTTGTGTTGGGCTGGAGGGTGCTCAGAGTGACCGGGCATCAGGTCAAGTCGGGGAAGGCGATTGATTGGACTTTGCGCCTATTAGGGAAAACCCCTAGAAAAAATCCTGAGACTACCGAAAAAGTAGAGTAGAATTCACTCATCGCAACAAACTTCAGGAGCTAAAAATGTTCAACACCAACCAAATCGTAAAAGCAAAATTCGGGCAATTTATTGTTCTTGGCTATCGCCTAATCGCAGGCGAAACAATGGTTCAGGTCAAACCATACAACCCAATCACAGGAAAAGCAGGTCGCGGAGAAATGGCCTTTCCTGAAAACGCACTGCAAGCAATTTAACCACACGGCCCTTCGGGGCCATATTTAGGAGCTAGAAATGAACGCAAAAGAGATCATTGAACAGTGCGAAAAGCACACCGGGCCGGATTTAATCGCCGCCCTTAAAACCCAAATCACCCTGCTTTGCCGTCACATCAGCGAGTTTGATGCGCCGGATACCACCGACTTTGTAATGACCTATTACGGAGAATTCGCGGATTACGTCGTTCACTATGAATACGAACGCGAGCAAGATCATTCCGAGTTTGAACCAGGCTGGGCGGAAAATGTCACGCTGACGGGCGTTTACGCTTGCGGGATGGACGTTCTCGCGGAGCTGTCCGACAAGGTAAAAAACGAGATTCTCGAAACCTGCCTGGACGACGCCAAGAGGCAGCTGGCCGACGAAGACCGCAACTATGGGGAGGAAGTATATGAAAACCGCTAAACACATCGCCCAGGCCGTCCGTGACGCTGGTTACAAAGTCGGCCACGAGAAAATCAAAGATATTCTCAGCCATTACACGCCTTTGCATAACGCTGGCCGGATTACATACTATTCCGATGCGGTTTTGCACTCTGTAGTGGAGAGTTTTAAGCCCGCACAGCCTGAGATTTTCGGCCATGAAACCCAGCTCGACCGAATCGAGAATATGCTGATTAACATTTTGAGCAAACTGGCATGATTAAACACGCCGCCGCCAGTTTTGCGCACCAGGTAAGCAAGGTTATTGGCGACCTTGAATATCTGTTGCGCAAATACAAAGAGCAAGACCAAAAACACCTTGCATTGATGCTTGAAAACAACATCAGCCAAATCAAAAAATCAATGCGCGAACTTTACGAGTTAACAAAATGAACACACTAGCCCAATCATTAGTCAAGGCCCAAAAAGCCTTTGCGCCAGCGATTAAAGCCAGCACAAACCCGCATTTCCGTTCCAAGTATGTCGACCTGGCCGGGTGCATTGAAGCGGTTATCGACGCGCTAAACACCAACGGCATCATGCTATTGCAGCCGACCCACCTTTGCGAAGATGGCGTGACCGTGGAGACAATTTTCCTCCATGAATCAGGCGAGAAAATGTCGGCCGGGATACTCCATGTCCCTGCTGCAAAACAAGACGCCCAGGGCTACGGCTCGGCCCTTACCTATGCCCGCAGGTATTCCCTAATGGCAGCTTGTGGCATCGCTCCAGAGGACGACGACGGCAACGCAGCAGCCCGCAAAGAGGTCAAGAAAGTGGCGTTTGATGTTTACGCAGCGATGAATGAAATTGAAGCCTGCACCACCGTCGATCAATTAAACCTTGTATTCAAGACCCAAGGAGACAAAGCCAAGGCGGCGCAAGATCGCCCAGCTTACGATGCAATGGTTCAGGCTGCAAAAGACAAAAAAGCTCAAATCCTGGGGGCGAAATGAACTTTAGAGCATCATCGATCGGCAAAATAATGACCGAACCCAAATCAAAATCCGAGGTCTTATCGGTCGGCGCGAAGACCTATATTCGAGAGCTTGCCGCACAAGAGATTCTCGGGATTGATTTTCGCGTGTCCAGCAAGCCAATGGAAAAAGGGATATTTATGGAGCAATCGGCCATTGACTTATTCAACGAGGTGAACGGAACATGGCTGCAAAAAAACACCGAGCGACGAACGGCTAACGGGATAACGGGCGAGTGTGATTTATTCGACCCGGTCAAAAATATCGGCCATGATATTAAATGCTCCTGGAGCGCGGCGACGTTTCCAATTTTGCCCATTGACGCCGAGGACAAAATATATGAGTGGCAAATGCGGGCATATATGATGCTGTGGGACGCGGAGCAATGGCACGTTCAATACTGTTTGCTAACCACGCCAGAGCATTTAATCGGGTATGAGCCATCGAATATGCACCTGGTTGACCATATCCCCGCCCGTCACAGAATTACCACCTGGACGGTTGACCGCGATTTAGAAAAGGAAAAATCAATGCTAGAAAAAGTAAACCACGCCAGGGATTATTACCTGACGGTTATTAAACAATTCCACGAGGCGCACCAATGAGCGAAGTCACACAAGCCGATCAAACGAACATGCAGATCATGGAACAGCGCGAAGCGATGCGGTTGGCTATAGCTGCGTTGAATGAACTTCGGTATTCAAGCTCAACATTTATTGCTCACCAGAAATTTACATTGGCCATTAACGCACTGCGCGAAGCACTTGGAGAAACGGAATGAAATGCAACCGATGCGGGAAAGATAACCCCGCTGAAATCCACACCTGCACGGCTAATGCAGAATGGCTTGAGCAAGAGTGCAAGCGGCTGCGGTCTGATAACGATTGGCTACGGGCAATGCTGGTGCAAATCAAAGCCGTCCTGCCGGAATATCGCTGGTCGGATGATGTAATCACGATGATTGATACCGCAATAAAAGGAAAATAATGAGCTACGCCGAACTAGAAATGAAGGTTATCCGCTGGGCAGAGGATCGGAAAATCATCCCCAATGCCACGCCGTCCAGCCAGCTGCTCAAAACCCTGGAGGAGCTTGGCGAGCTAGCTGCCGCCGATGCTCGTAATCAGCCAGGCAAGATCGAGGACGCCGTGGGGGACGTTGTAGTCTGTTTAATCAACTACTGCGCACTACGGGGGATTGACCTGACAACGTGCCTTAAAAACGCATACGACGAAATCAAAGACCGCAAAGGCACGCTGATGCCTAACTGCATTTTTGTAAAACAGGAGTAAAAAAATGATACTAGTAGGAAACATTCGCTTGGGCCGTGACGCTGAAACCCGGCAAACCAACGCGGGAAAAAGCGTGACTACACTTTTCGGGGCTTACAACTATGGCCGCAAAGGCGACGACGGTAAACGCCCCTCCCAATGGGTCGAAATCGCCTTCTGGGGGCCGCAGGGCGAATCTATGGCCCCGTATCTCAGAAAGGGTGAACAGTTCCTGGTGACCCTTTCTGACGTTCATGTTTCAGAGTACGTCAACAAAAACGGCGAGACAAAGACCAAGCTGTCAGGAACTGCTCTAAAGGTTGATTTTGCCAGCACCGGGACGAGGGAGGAACGGGCAGAGCCAGCCAAGCCAGCGAAGCCGTCCAAGCCTGTGACGAGCAATTTTGATGATATGGATTCAGATTTGCCCTTCTAAGGGTAAACCCCTATAAAAAAGATGGCTGGGTTCTACAATCTACCAAAAAAGTAGACTAGAATTTAGCCATCTTAACAAGGAGCTAGAAATGACCTACCGTAACTCATCACACACTGGCCGCTTCCCCCGAACCATGGAGGAAGCCTTTGGCCCGTACACCAACCCAGAATTTGAAGAGCAGCCGCCGACCGACTACGAGGATATTTTTGTCCTGGTGAGCGGGATTGTCGCGCTGACTGTGTGTTTCATCATCATGTATGTTTTTGGCTGATATGCACACAACACTAAACAAACTGCGCCAGCACAAAATGTCTTACTCAAGGCTGAAAGCAATCGGCAATTACACCGACGACGAGCCGATCAGCATCAAGGACATTGTCAAATCCAACGGCCTCGCCGAGGCTATCTGGTGTTTGAGGGCTGTGGACGGAAAAGATCAGGAAATCTGCTTTTACGCTATCCAACGGATGTGGGAAGTCGCCGACCTGATTAAAAGCAAGGTTAGCATTGAGACGCTAGACGAGCTGGAGAAACTAGCGAACCAAGGCAAAACCGACGAGTTCAAAAAGCTGTTGATGTTTGCCTCAAGCATGACAACCGACGAGGCTGCAATCTACGCCATTAGGCTGCTGATAACAAAAAAAGCCTGGGCTAACAATGATTGGCATGACACCTGGGATGCCGAGATTGAAGCCCAAGCCAGGAAACTAATCGAAATTTGCGAGGACTGAAATGAACATCGAAACCATAAAAGCCAAGCAAGCTGAACTGGAAAAGCTCATTGAGCAATTCCAAGCGCAGGCAACCGTCATCGAAATCAAAGAACGCACAATCAAGCTGCATCCTGGTGAGCACTACGCCGGAGCAGTCCTTGATGCCGATGGCAATCACTTGCATGACCTGGTGCTGTTGCCACAGCGGCATGGCAACCGCATGACGTGGGATGGTGCAAAAAAGTGGGCCGAAAAAGTCGGAGGTGAATTGCCAACCTTTCAAGAGCAATCCCTGATCTACGCCAATTGCAAACCGCACTTGGAAGGAGAGTACCACTGGGCATACGAAGAATATGCGAACGAATCCTTTTATTCCATTGGTTTTAACTTCAAAGACGGCAGCAATCGCGGCTATCCAATGTTCACAGAAATTGCAGCTGTTGCTGTGCGTAGAGTTTAAGGATTAAAAATGAAAGCAAAACCCAACACCGTGAACAAAATGGATGGCCTTTATAAACCCGAGCCATTCAACAACCAACGAACCGGAGCACAAGACCATGAGCGAATCAAATCCCGATCAGGCGACACCTATAGCAACCGATACCAGGGCAATGCTGGCGGCAATGGCAATGCAGGCGTTGATTCAAAAAAACCCGTTTCCCGAGGCTGAGGCAATCACATCGCAAGCTGTGCTTTATGCGGATGCGTTAATTAAGGAGCTACAAAAATGACCTGCTGCAACCAAAACTGTCAACAAGGGCGAGCCAATCGCTCAGACATTAGCCAGCTATTGATCGACATGGCGACCGTGGCACTGTCTGTTTTTCTGATCGCTGTTGTGATATCGGTGGCGATATGACCAATTTACTTAAATTCGAAGTCCTGCTGCTTCTGCCGCTCGTTGTGGTATATCCAATTTTCGGGCTCATCTTCTGGAATTGGGACATGCAAAGTTGGGGGGCAGGCACAAGGGCCTCCTATGCCTTGGCTTCGTTGATGTTTTCGGCCATCATGGGTCAGGCGGTTGTGGATATATGACCAACACTATCGACGTAACAGAAGAAACAGCGGAACCAGCAAAGGTTAAGGTAACTGTCTGCATTGCCATGAGTGAATCAGGGACCTTTCTTTCTGCGTTTGCGAATACTAACTGGCTTCAAGAAGAAAAGAGGCACCAAGATTTGCTAAAGCGCATCCGAGAAGATAAGCAGCTTTGGTCAGTTAAATACATTCATACGCAAATTAACTATCCATTCTTGAATGAGAGTCAACTATGACCGACCGTGAACTACTTGAGATGGCTGCTAAAGCTGCTGGACTTGATGTGAACCTTGAACTCAATGGTACTTACAGCCTATGGAATGAGGAATTTGATTGCATTCAATCGGTATGGAACCCACTCACTGACGACGGCGATGCGCTTCGGCTGGCGATCAAAATGGGCATGTCAGTGAACATATTTCCCAATGACGACGCAAGAACGGAGTGCGCATCACATCTGCAAAACAATTTTGTTGATGAGGCTTGGAGGCATCATGCCGACCCCTACGCCGCCACCCGCCGAGCCATCGTCCGAGCATCCGCTGAAATTGGAAAGGAACTGAAATGATAAGACTAATCTGGGCCACGCCCGACGCTGATAAAGCCATAGCCTATATTGCCAGGGTTTCCAATCCTGACAACCAAGCCAACCCGGCGATTGATAGCCTGCTGCGGTACATGATGCGCGAGGGGCACGTTTCGCCCTTCGAGATGGCCAACGCCTGCATTGAGATCAACACCACCCGCGATATTGGGCGGCAGTTGTTGAGGCATCGGAGTTTTGCTTTTCAGGAATTTTGCGTCACCGGGGATACGCTCGTCACTCTGGTTGATCGTTCAGGTGTAGCAAAAAAACGGCCTATTGAGAAGCTGTATCAATATCAAAGCGACAACCGTATGAACGCAATATGGGATCGCGGAATACGTGTATATGACGAATCAAGCAAAACATTTATTCGATCAAAAATCAAAGAAGTGTTTAAGACTGGATTAAAGACGGTTTACAAAGTAAAGCTAGAAGATGACAAGGAAATCACCTGCACCAATGAACACCGATTTTTTACAGAATCTGGGTTTGCAAGGCTTGGGGATTTAAGCGCAGGCGCATACGTTGCAGTGAATGGGCAACTTGTATATCAGTCTGCTGAGTGGATGGCCAATGCAAAGGCAAGAAACCTAAAGCCCGACCTAGGCGTATCAGGAATCGCAAAGGATGCAGGCGTTTCATATCACACCATCAGAAAGTGGCTTAAGATTCACAAGCTCCAATTCACAAAAAAGGAAAATGCCATTGTGGCCGGGGGCGCATGGAATAAAGGCTTGCCGACCGAATCGCAGCCAATGTATAAGCGACTGCACTCAGATGAGACCAGGGAAAAATTATCGCGATCTGCAAGGCGGGGCGAAGATTGCAATTTTTACGTCAATGGATCAGCAAAAAACAGAAGTGATCGACTGTTAATTGCCTCATGGCAAGACAAATATCGATATGCACTGCTGCAAAAGTTTGACAATAAATGCAACTATTGCAACGCCACTGAAAAACTGGAAATTGACCACGTTGTAGCTGTAAGCAAAGACCGCAGCAAGGCATACGATCTTGAAAACCTGCAAATCCTTTGTGATCCATGCCATCGGAAAAAAACCATAGCCGAAACGGTTGCAGCCCGTAAAACCGTCAGATGGAAAAAGATTGTGTCAATTGAGCCAGCAGGCGAGCAGATGACATACGACCTAGAAGTGGAGCATGAATCGCACAACTACATTGCAAACGGGATCGTGACACATAACAGCCAACGTTATGCCGACGCCTCCAAGTTGGGCGACTGGCAGACACGCGAGTGCCGTTTACAGGACACCAAAAACCGCCAAAACAGCCTAGAAACCGACGACAAGGACTTGGCCGAATGGTGGGCGCAAGCTCAGAACGATGTTATCAGCGCCAGCGGCGAAGCGTACAGAGCAGCCCTTGCCAAAGGCATTGCCAAAGAGCAAGCCAGAGCACTGTTGCCAGAGGGGCTCACGCCGTCCCGGATTTATGCCAATGGTACGTTCAGGAGCTGGATCCACTACCTGCAATCCCGTCTCGATAAAGCCACGCAAAAAGAGCACCGCCTGGTTGCCGAGGGCGTGTTAAAAGAGCTTTACCAGGTCGCCCCTGTTACCATAGGCGCATTTTTCCCGGAGCAGGTTCACAATTTACAGGTCGCCACCTGGGGACTGTATGACGCGGAGGACGACGGAAAATGAACTACACAATCAACACAACCAAGACCGCAGCGGTTGCCATTGACAACTATTGGCTACCCGTGGACGAAAATACCCCTAGAGGCGTCAAGGTCTTATTACTCACCCAAGGCGATATTGCCACCATAGGGCAGTATCATCCCGACGCATCATGGGTTATTGCATGGTGTCCACTACCGCGAAAAGCGATCGAAAAGCCAAAGGCAAAGCCGACAAAATGCGTGAAATGCGGAGACGAACTAATGAGTTCTTTCACGAGTACCTGCTACGCCTGCAATCAAAAAGCCGATCGAGCGCCCTGCAGAATTACAACCGATGGGATGTGTGTGGCTATGGAGTGCTTCGAGGATGCGCAACCAAAGAAGCCACTGAGCGTTTTACAAATCCGAGATATACGCGATATATTTGACAAGGACGAACCCATAAGCCTGGTTGCATTTGCCCGGGCAATCGAAGCCGCGCACGGAATTAAATGAAATGAACAAACTAAAGCAATATCTAAAAATGCTGGCCGACAATGGGCCTATGACCATCATTGATGTTCTCAAGGTTAACCCGCAGCTCGAAAACCAGGTGTACTACATCAGGCGCATGGGGTTTGTCGAGATCAAGGGATACGAAGTGTCGCCCCGAAAAAACGGCACACCCTTTATTCAAAAATACGGCATCACAAAAAAAGGCCGCGATTATCTCGCAGCCCCTGACCCTCATAAGTACACAAGACCGGAAAAGCCCGATGCTTGCAAACCCCGAGAGCGTCAACCGTTAGCAGCGCGGGAAACCTATGTTCCTCCGCGCAACTTCATGGTTAATATACGCGCGTGTTAGCAGCGGTCTGCTGGCCTGCCTGCCCCGTCATCGTGCCAAGGTTCACTATCCCTTGCTGGATGTTTTGATGGGAGGCCAGCAGCGCACCGATGCGGTCGTTCAAAACTTGTTGCTGTTGCTGTTGCTGCATCTGGTTCACGTTTTGATTGACCGTGATCTCAGTCGCCCGAGCAGCTGCGGCAGCGCGTTGGTCACCGCGTAGCTCAATAATCGCTGCGTTAGCGTCCGACAATTGACGGTTGAGCGTGGCTTCGTATTGGTTGGTTATCAGTGCGCGGGTTTTGTCACCGTCAGCCGATATGGTCTGATTCACGGTGTTAAACATTTGCATCATGGCGATGCCGTTGGAATTGACCAGGTCTTTTAACCCGCCGACTGCGATCTGAGTCGCCCCGGTCGATGCGTTAATCGCGCTCATGGTGGCAATGGTCTGATTGGCGTTTGATGTTTCCATCTGGGCGCCCCCGACCGCCACGGCTTGCTTCAAATCACCCAGGCCAGCCATGATCGACATATTGGCTTGAGATTGGGCATTATCTCCCCCGAGCAAGTTACCGCCCCTCAGAAGTGTGCCCAACAAAAGGCCGCCAAGCAAGCCACCACCGCCCAGCATACCTCCATCGCCTTTATTCATCGCGGCCATCATCATTGCTGGATCTGCGCTAGTGATATTGAGTCCATCGGTCATAGGGGAACCTTTCATGTAAGAAGAAATAAGGGAATCGTATTCTGCAAACTTCTTTTCGTTTGCAGCGATGTGGGCATCCAATTGGGATTTAATGGTTGGAAAAGGAACATCCATGGCCGTGATTGAAGTTTGACAGGCATCAATCATCGCCCGTTTACCGTATTACAATCATGACCAGCGTATCACCGCGTGTAATACTATGGGATGCAGTCAAAACTAAGACAAGACGCGCCGATGGATGTTTACCCCGTCCGACTAACGGCAGCTCATGCGATTATTGCCAGGCGATTGGGAGGCGGTAATTTATCCGACGGGGTTAGGTTAGCAATCGAGGCACTCAATGGGCAAAAAAAACCAGTCAGTTAAATGGCTCAGTCGCAGAATTGCCGCGCCGGGGCCGTTTTTGACGCTTTGCCTAAGCGATGAGCAATATCAAAAGGTAATGCGGCATTGCAAAATCAAAGCGCCAGGGGACTGGATCTCATCACCATACGCAGACGCAACAACGCACCTGCTCAATAATCAAAATGGCGAGCCTTTGTGTGTTGTGTGCATAAACGCAAGCGACAAACATGACTCCATCGAAATAGCCGGGCTGCTTGTCCATGAGGCTGTTCATGTGTGGCAAAAATACTGCGATCAGATTGGCGAAAGGATGCCAGGCATAGAGCAGGAGGCTTACGGCATACAAGCAATCGCACAAGAATTATTGCAATCTTATTCGGAGCAAATCTAATGGGCAAAGGCAGCACACCGCGCAAGCAACGGGATGACAAAGCTTATGAAACGAATTGGGAGATTATTTTTGGCAGGCTTGGCAAACGTAAGCCAAACAGCGATAAACTCGCCAAACAAGGGGACGAGGGCTACTTTCCCACCAGGGTTGCGCCTGGTAAACAGCCTCCGATGCCATAAGCAAGTCGCCCCGGATGATTTTGGCTTGCGAAGTGGTCAAGCCGTGCCTTCGTGGTAACCATTTTGGCGGCAAATCGGAGGAATAGCTTGATTGAGGCAGAGGCGAGGTTTCTTTATTACAACTACAACATCAAAGCCAAGGAAAGCCGCGAAGGGGCTAATTCGTGGTTTGAAAAGGCTTTGAGACAGTCTGCCAGGTATTACAGCACTGACCGCATCAAAGCCCACATGAGAGAGCTAAGAGAGCAAGACAAGGCCATGAGCGAGGCGCATGATGCCTTACTTAGCAGCCACGCCGTTGATCTTCTCGAATGTCCGCAGGCTACCCATGCCCAGCAAGCCAAATAAGAGTGGCATCATCTCGGATAAGCTGGCGGGTTCAATCACCAGCGACACACCAAACAAAGCCAGCAAAACCTTGCCAACTGGTAAGCCAATCCAGTTCCAGGCACAGCCCATGCCACAAACCCAGCCTATAAAAGGCCTCCAACCGCTCACAAAAACATTCGGGTTAGCGGCTTCGGTTTTGTTGATATCAAGCTGCCCCTGAATGACCATCACCGCAGCGGCAAGTTGTTGCTTTTCCTGCTCAGTTTTGTCAGGCCAGATCTTATTGATTACAACGCCAGCCAAATCCGCGACTGCGCCTATTCCTGTAACGTCTGTCATTAAATCCCCACTTTCACGCCAGTGGCGTCGATTGTCAAAATACGGTTAATCATCTTGTCGGGCAGCCTGGTTGATACGTGCACCCAGGAGCCGAATTCGTGTATCAACTGCCCGATCTTGAGCAGCTCAACCATAGGCACAAGCGCCCGGCTAATCTCTAAAGGACTGCCAAATTCCGGGCACTTGAAATCCACCGCCATAGCTTTCCGATGGTCGCTCGTATCCAATGACCCCACAGCCTTGTTGACCAGGGGGCTACGGTAACCACTAGAGATATAGATAGGACACGGTTTGCTAGCGTGGACGGATAGATGCGTTCGGATGCGCTCCATCAGTTCGGCCGTCTGTTTGGCCGTGTCGTAGAGTTCGATGGGCAGGTCGTTATTTATCCCCTTGCGCGAGGCGATATCAGACGCGCAGAATTCTTCTAGGGTGAAGTGGGGGGAGAGGTTCATAACGGCGCGCCGTTGCGTTCAAGAATCTGCAACAACCCCTCATTCTGTGGAAAAATGACAAAATTGCTAGAGCCTTGCCCTGTGCTGCGTGAGCCTCCGTCTAGGTAGCGGATGCCGGGGATGCCCATATCTCGCAATGTGTTTGCAGACTCGGGATTGTTTGTCAGCATGTCACGGTATAGCCATTCGCCATTGCGTTCAGGGTTTGCAAATGACTTTTCATACATGCCACTTGGTGCACCTTTCCATCCTGCGGAGTTTTTTCCTATGGTTGGATGTTTTGAAATTGCTTCCAATACATGCGGCTGCTGACTTAGCGGTTTATCCCAATCCAGCATTTTGGCTATTTGCTCGTCCGGCAGGTCTACTTTGTAGAGGGATGCAGGAGCATTTTTATAAAAATCAGCCTCACTAATCAATGCGTCAGAATTGGTTTTTGGATCAAAAGAGTGAAAAGTTCCTTTAGAGTCATTTTTCATAAAGTATTTTCCATCGTCAGAAAAATACCCTGCACCACTCAATTTGTCTCGGTAACCTTTTGCAACATCAGGCGATTCGGCCAAATACAACCCATGCCCGTAAGCCTGTGCACCTTCACCCGTTCCAATCTTTGAACTGTCAAACCTGTCAAACTTGTGCGGCGAGCCATGCCAAACCGTCATGCCCGCCATACCCTGTGCCGTGGCTTGATCTGCAAGTTGACGGCGGAAATTATCAATCTGCGCTGGCGTAAAGTTTGCCATTTTGTTTCCGGGTATAGGGTAAGCGTTTTGCATCGTTTGTAGCATCTGATTTTGGTCTTCGCCAAAGTTGCGGATACCCTGTTCAATCGTCCCCAACGGGTCGGAGAGTAAGCCGCGCACCTTGCGCTTCATTGAATCGCCGTAGCTGTAAACGTCTGCAAGTAATCCCATATCACACCTTTAGAGGACAATCATCACACCGACCAGGGCGGGCTCGTAGGACGTCGATCTGGTCATACGTCGAGGCCATTTTGTCGCGCAGGCTTGAGAGGTCGTCAGCGAGTTGCTTATTCTGACCCATGAGGCTTTTTAAGTGGTCTTGTTGGAGCCTGCTCATTGAGGTCGTTGATTCAATATCAACCTTTTTCCACTTGATGAATATCGCACACAGCCCGGCAATGCCACCCAGGATACTCGCCACACCCGTGGAGCCGCTTTCCATTAGGAGCCTGATTAAGTCAATCACCTCCATATCGGTTCCCGGCGAAGCATATTGATATTGATTACAAACCCGTAGAGGTTTCCAATGCCTAGAGTGAATGTCGAAAAATCAGCGGGCGAGGGTTTACCGTCTGCAAACGATAACCAAATCCAGAATATGCCAGATACCCAAGCCAATATACACCTCAAAACCTCGGCAGAGGGATGGATAACCAGCGACCAGAATTGAAGCATCCCGATTAAGGCTAAACACGTAACCCAAAACGGGATATTGTGGGCGGTTGTGAGTGTGTCCACAGTGACAATATGCGCCCCTATCCCCACGCTCATCATCATCATCGCCCAAGCCGAGGCAATCTCGACGGTGCGAGAATCCTGGGGGAGCATATTTTTAATCATTTGCGGCCAATCGCGTTGATTAGAAACGCACTCATCACGGTCGTATTAAACAACGTCCAGAGATTATTGACCCAGGTGGGGTCGTCTGAACCTCCCCCGGTCAACGTTGAATACCAGCTAGTTTGCGCGATGATGAGCATAATCGCCGCCAGGGTGGCCATTATCAACATGGTTCTATCGTGGATACGCCGGGCTTTGGTGTAAGCCGTTGACGAAAAAATAGCGACTGCAAAGGCCATCGCTACGGGGATTAGTTCAAATATGGTGGTCATTTGGGGGCCTGTAACCTCATTTTTTCAGATTCGTACGCCTTTTTGCAGTGCGCATCTTGAATAAACACAAACAAAAAATCAATCACTGGACGGAAAAACCCGAAGAATTTACCGTCACGCTCCATTCTAAATGCTGCGCTGCTCATTGTCTCGTCTGGATAAGCACCGCCCAATGTGATCAGGCTGAAGAGAAACTGATCGAGGCTAATTAGAAGATTGAGTATTCGCATAGTTCAAAACGGGTGCAAGTTTGGCAGTAGCGCGAAGTTTGGTTAGGGTTTTACGATCAAGCAGATTCGTAAATTCGGCATCCTGCAATGCCGCCGCCGCCTTTTTAGGGTTAGCGAACAAATCAGCCAGGACAGCGCCTTTATTTTCTTTGACCATATCGGCCAATTTAGTGCGCAGGGTTTCACCGCCAATGCCCTTCAAGCTCAAACCCTTGGCTACTGATTTAGCAATTGGAGAATCAAGCACACCCGCATCAAGAGCATTACTCATCTTTGCATACGTAGCGGAGTTACGCAAACCCGACACCCTAGCGCCAGCATCAGCGTTGCGAATATCTGCGGCAACATTCGTGACGGCTTCGAGTTGGTGAGGGTATAAGAGTTCCTGCATACCCGGCAAGCGTGATTCAACATACTTCGGGAACGCCGCGCCAAGCTCACCCGATGTATTTGTCTTACTTGCCGCTTCGGTCAAAACGTGACGGCGCAGGCTATCCAATGTCGGACGGGCATTGTCCTCGGATAAGACGTTTTTCAGACTGCGAACAT